ATCTGTATTTATCAAAACAAAACCTCCTAAAATATATAAATTAAAATAATAGACTAATATTTTCTAACTATCCCTGATAGTTTCCCTACAATATATGGATTGTCTTCTTCTTTAACTACTAACGGCTCATATTTGCTATTACAAGGCTGTAAGGTAAGGTAGTCATCATTCTTATAGACTTTCTTAAGTGTAGCTTCACCGTCCACTAACACCGCATATATATCACCGTTTGTGACAGGCCTATCTTTAATTATAAGTGCTAGATCCCCATCATTTATACCCGCATCTATCATTGAATCACCTTTAATCTTAAGGGCAAAATCTGCCCTATATTCTTGACCAAGTAAAAGATAAGAATCTATATTCTCAGTAGCCAATATAGGCTTTCCTGCTGCAATAGATCCTACAATGGGAATCCTATTAACCTTAGTTATAGGCTTAAGGTTTTCGGGAAGAGGTCTATTTTCAATGGTGTCTTCACTTGGTAAATTAACACCTAACAAATATTCAGTTTCAAGCCCTAGAGCTTTAGCAAATTGTGCTGCTCTATTTAAAGGAAATTCCCTTGTTTTATTAAAGTATCTTGATATAGCAGATTTAGCCATACCAACCCTTCTGGCGAGTTCATTTTGTGAAATATCATTTTCAAAGCAAGCCTGTATCAGAATATCAATAATTTCATCATTAGAATTCATACTCTACCTCCTGTTCATATATTCGCTTATATTGTATCACTGTTCCCGAATGAATACAATAGGTTTTTAAAAAAATCTTTTTTTATTTATTTTTGATTTTATTGTTGACAAAAGAGAACAACAATTTTATAATGATAGTGTACCCAATAGAGAACGGAGGTGATAGTATGAGTTTAGATTTAAGCAGATTGAAAGCTGAAAGAATAGCCAAAGGCTTGACGCAGGAAGAAATGGCACAAAAGATGGGGTGGTCTTCAAGAGGGCCATATACCAAGAGAGAGTCAGGAGATATTGATATAGGGGTTAATGAGTTTCTAAAAATAATAGCAATATTGGGATACTCGAAGGAACAAGCTGGAATTTTTTTTAAAGATGAGGTTCCCGAAAAAGAACACAATTAACCATAAGGGAGGTGATGAGAGGTGTATAAATTGCTAAAAGAAATTTTAAAAGAGCTAAAAGGTATAAGAAAAGAGCTTCATGTTATTGCGACTAACACAAAGCCCTTAAAACTTACTGAGAGTGAAATAATATCAATCTCTCAAAATTTAGATACTTTGAAATTTTAGTTTATTGTGTATTCCTTCCAAGGGATTCTAGAAGGGTCAATATTAGCTAAAAATTTTACAATATCTTTTCGGCCGTGGTACCTAAAAGTGCCTCTACTGTCTTGAGAGGCTAATATTATTGGTATTGGACCAAAAACAGGGAGTAAACTATTTCTAAATTCCTCAATTTTACTTGAAGAACTATTGAGGAATGAATTTTTAACAATAACTATTGCAAAAGTCACTCCCTGTTCTTTAATAATGGATCCATCAAAACGCATGATCTATTGGGCTCCTTTCTATAAATTTCAGCATTGCTGATAACTAAATTATAGCATAGGTAGATTAAAAAGACACTGTTAACAATAAGGGGGTTAGACAATGAAAGATTATTACATAAAAGCGGATGAAATTAGCTCCATATTAGACCGGAAGATATGTACCGGCTACAAGATAATACGAGAGTTAAACGCAGAGTTGCAGGCCAAAGGGTATAGGACCGTACAGGCTAGAGTGCCTAGGGAGTATTTTTATGAAAGATATGGGATAAGTGAGAGGTGATTAACTTGAGGGCTATAGATGATTTTCTAGGTGCAATTTGGTATGCAGGCCTTATAGGGCTTGAGTACATCAAGATGGCCTGGACAAGATGGCAGAATATATAAAATAAGGAGCTGTAATCAAGAATGATTAATTTTTACAAACGTTTAATTCTAGGAACAAAGGAAAGAGGAGAGATAGAGGAAATTTTAATTGCAATATCCGGAATACTTGAAAGTACGCTAAGCACAGGAATTCCTACTGCATTAAAGTTGAAATCTAATAATCGTATACACGAAACCCGCGAATGTGTGGATAAAATAAAAGATCGTTTAAATGAGTCAATCGAATTGCTGGATGCAATTAAATATGAAGATTAGGGGGGCAAAATGAGTAAAATTAAAGAGTTGAATTTTAGTGTCGAGGATGTTGAAAAGGTTGAAACAATAGATATAGATGAGTTTAACAAGAAAGTTGAAGAATTAACAGAACTTGGCAAGTATTTTGAGTCAATAGGTGTGATTTCCGTGAGCTTATGGTTGGGAGTAGCAACACAAGTGACTATGTTTGCAGACAATAAGGATGCACTAAAAGACTATCTAGACATAAACGAAAAGCAGACAATAGAGAGCGTTGGCGGTGGCGCCAAGCATGAAGTTACCAAAGGTAATTTAAAGATGTATTACTACCAAAAATAAAGAAAAGCCGACTAAAATAGCCGACTAATCAAAAAATAATCAATTTAATTATAACACAGGAGAAACAAAATGAAAAGCACTGAAGAGCTGCTTGAAGAACTGGTAAAAGAAAAGAACAGGCATATAAGCCTACTTGAATTCAAGGTGGAGGTGTTTGAAGAAAAATGCAAGAACCTTGAAGATGAAAACAAGCAGTTGAAAAAAGAGAAATATGATTTAGAACAAGAGATATTAACAATGGATCGTGGTCCATTTTAAGAAACAGGGGGTAAATATGAGTACACTATATGAGTTAGGACAAGATGTAAAGGAACTAGAAGGCCTACTAGACAGACTAGAAGAGGCAGGAGACGACGAAGCAACGGAAGAGGTAAAAGAGATTAAGGCAACTGTGGAAAAGCTTATACAGAGCAAGTCAGAAGGTCTGATAGCAGTAGTAAGGGCCAATGAAATGATGATAGAGAATATTGAGGCCGAAAGAAAAAGGCTAGCTGACCTGAAAGTAAAGAAACAGGCAAGGATAGATAGCATTAAGAAATATGCCCTTGAGTGTATGCAGGCAATGGAAGTGAAGAAGATTGAAACACACCTAGGAAACATGAGTGTTAGAAAAGGGACTGGCAAGGTTATTGTTGATGACTTAACGAAAATACCTGAAGAATACAGAGTTACAAAGGTTGAGGTTAGGGAAGATAGGACTGCTATTAAGAAGGCTATAAAAGATGGACAAGAAATACCAGGGGCACATCTGCTAATTGAAGATAGCCTAGTAATGCCTAAGACAAAAAAGGAGTAGGACAATGACTATATACGAAAAATTAACTAAGGTTCAAGAGGAATTAAAAGCACCTAAGAGCCAATTTAATAGTTTTGGAAAGTTTTATTATAGAAATTGTGAAGATATTCTTGAAGCGTTGAAACCACTACTAGTTAAGCATAAATTATTCTTGATGATAAGTGATAGTGTAGAGTTAGTCGGGGATAGGTACTATATTAAAGCCACATGCACTATAACTGATGGAGATATAAGTATATCGAATTCAGCATATGCAAGAGAAGAATATAAAAAAGATAGAATGGATGAGTCTCAATCAACAGGATCAAGTTCATCATATGCTAGAAAATATGCCTTAAATGGCTTATTCCTAATAGATGATATTAAGGATCCTGACACAGACGAGTATCAAAAACAAACAAGAGAAAATACAAATAAGCAAACATCAAGACCTGGTGCAGGGGCAGGGAAAGCGGATAAGCTAGTTACTGAAAACCAAATATCAAGAATGTATGCAATAGCAAGTGATAAGGGATATACCAAAGAAGATATAAAGAAGTCTATTATCAAGAAGAATAAGCAGAGTGCTAAGGAATTGACTATGGCAGAATGCGATGAAATTATTGCAGGGATTGAAAAAGCACCAGTTAAGGGGGCGAAATAATGACTATAGAAGAGGCGGTAAAGCTAGCCATTAATAAATTAGAATGGCAGGTGGCCAATGGATATAGAAAAGACTACAGCGAATATGACATTAGATATACAGCAGAGCAAATACACCGCCTCACTAACTCTTATTCGGGAGGTGAGGCAGTTGAAAACTAATAAATCATACTTCTCACATGATAGCAACGCAAGAAATTCAGATAAGTTATTAAAAGTAAGAATGGATTTAGGGGCCGAGGGATACGCAATATATTTCATGATCCTTGAAAGGCTACGTGAAGAAGATGATTATATAAGCAAAAATGATTATATGATGATTGCATATGATCTTCGTGTTGATGAAGAAAAGGTTAAAAAAGTAATCAATGATTATGATTTGTTTATAGTTGATGATGATGTTTTTTACTCCAAAAGCTTTATGGAACGAATGACTATAAAAGACTCCAAACGCTTGAAAGCACAAAAGGCTGTAAATGAAAGATGGGAAAAAGAAAAGAAAAAAAAAGAACAAGAAAAATACGAACGCAATACGGATGTATTACAAACGTATAACGAACGTAATACGAATTTATACAAAGAAAAGAAAAGTAAAGAAAAGAAAAGTAAAGATAATATATATACTGCATCTGCTGATGCACATGCAGAACTCAAATCTGAAACACAGGGGAGAATATGGGCAGCCTATCCAGTGAAGAAAGGTAAGATCCACGCTATGAAGAGCATTGAAAAACTGCTAAAAGGCTATACAGAGCAACAGGTACTCAATGCAATAGCGACCTACAAGGCAGATGTTGAGAAGCAGAAGGCATCAGGATTTAAGGAATTGAGGTATAAGCAGGGTGATACCTTCTTCAGGACTGGTATATATGACTATCTAGACCTGGAAGGCGGTGAGACTATTGAATCAAATAGACTGGGCCAAGCGAATGAGGGAACTTCAGGCAAAGCAGACAAGTGGAGTAACTACGACTTTGGAGACAAAGACTTATAAATGCCCTGAGTGTGAAGACCTGGAATATATTCCAAAAATCATTGATGGTGTAGAAGTGATGGTTGAATGTACTTGTAAAGCTGAAAGAGACCATGAAAGGGCCTTAGCTAGATCAGGGATTCTTGATAAGTTCAAGTCTAAAAACTTTGGCAATTTTGTGGAAACACAAGTCAACAAAGATATCAAGAATGCTTGCATGGACTATGTTAAATCCAAAGCCTATGCAGAGACTAAAAGCCTGATGATATTAGGGCAAGTGGGAAGTGGGAAGACTCACTTAGCAATGGCAATAGCTAATAACCTACTTGCCAAGGGTGTAGAGGTCAAATACATAGACTACAGAGGCTTTATGACTCAAATTAAGCAGTCTATAACCGATAGGGAAGAATACCAGGCGTTGATAGAATCAGTCAAAAGGGCAGAGGTCCTATATGTTGACGATCTATACAAGGGTAGGGTCACAGAGTCAGATATAAACATCATGTTTGAGATTATAAATTCAAGATATCTGGCCGACATGCCAGTAATAGTTACATCAGAAATGGGACCAAGTAGGCTTATTGAGATAGATGAGGGGATAGCAAGCAGACTAATGGAGATGGCAGAAGAATATATGCTGATTTCCAAGGGGGCAAATAAAAGACTGGAAAGGTGGCAGAATGAATAAGTACGACAAAATAATGACCATATTCATATATGGCAGGCCTATCACCAAAAAGAACAGTCAAAGAGTGGTAATGATGGGAAATAGACCTAGAATATTACCATCTAAGGCCTATGTTGACTATAGGAATGACTGCCTAAGGCAGATATCAGGAAACTATAGGCAGAAGATAAATAGGGCAATAAATCTTAGATGCTTATATTTCATGCCAACACGTCACAGGGTAGACCTTGTTAATCTACTGGAAGCAACCTGTGACATATTGGTTGACGCAGGTGTTCTAGAGGATGACAACAAGAACATTGTAGCTTCTCATGATGGGTCTAGGGTCTTATATGACAAGAATAATCCAAGAGTTGAGATATACATTGAAGAGGTGTGGGAATATGAAAGTACCATGTAAAGGCTGCATAGATAGACAACCAGGATGCCATGACAAATGCGGTAAGTACAAGGCATTTAATGATGAAAGGGAAGCTATCAGGAACAAAAGACATGTGAATGTTGAGTCAAGAGCCTATGCCTGTGATGGATCCATGAGAAATTGGAAGAATAAAAAGGGACTAAAGAAAAAAGTAAAATATGACTGGTGATGAAGATGACAGAAAAAGAAAAACTATTAAATTTTATAGATGACTGCATAGATGAAAATATAGGCTTCAAGGTTCAATGGGCATTATTCTGTGATGGAGAATTATATGTTAAAGAGATTAAATATACCATTGATATGCTAAGCGGTTGTAAGCAGATATTTAATCAAAGTGTTGGGGATGATTTAACCTATAATGGTGATTTGCCAGTAACTGGCAGAGTATTAGGATATGAGTTATTAGGAAGAGAGGATTGGTAGAATGGGTAATTACAGACAATTTAACAGCCTTGAATTTGGGCTGATAAGGACTGTTATGGTAAATAACGAGCCTTATTTTGTGGGTAAGGACATAGCTTGTGCATTAGGATATTCAAATCCCAGTAAGGCCTTAACAGACCATGTAGATCCTGAGGACAAACTCAATAACGATTCGTTATCGAGTTTAGGGCAGAGAGGTGGATGGCTAATAAATGAGTCAGGAATGTATAGCCTGATAATGGGAAGTAAGTTAGAAAAGGCAAAGAAGTTTAAGAAGTGGGTGACTAGTAAAGTGTTACCCGATATACGCAAGACTGGAATGTATGCAACAGATGAGCTTTTAAATAATCCTGATTTACTAATCAAGATGGCTACACAGCTAAAAGAGGAAAGACAAGCAAGGCAAGAGTTGGAACATATCAACCAAGCTAATCAACCCAAGGTACTATTTGCCGATAGTGTGGCCAGTAGCAGGCAGACGATATTAATAGGAGACCTAGCTAAGCTAATTAAACAGAACGGCTATGATATAGGACAAAATAGGTTGTTTGAGTGGTTAAGAGCCAATGGATACCTGATAAGTAGAAGTGGTGAAAGTTACAACATGCCAACGCAGAGGGCCATGGACTTAGAACTATTTGAGGTTAAGGAAAGAACGCATTTAAATCCTGATGGGTCAGTAAGGTTAACTAAGACTACTAAAGTAACTGGTAAAGGTCAAGTATACTTTATAAATAAGTTTTTACAAAATTAAATAAAGAGGCAGTCAACTATTAGTTGATAACCTAAGAATATTTATAAAAATGGAAAGATACACAAGGGAGATGAAACAATGGACATGGATTATAGTTTGCAAATAGTTGCAGCTAAATATGCTGTGCTTTATCTGGAAGAAAAAATATATAGTATAGATAAATATATAGATAACTCACCGACTGATGATTATAAAGCACAATTAATCGCAACAAAAAGATTATATGGTGGACATTTAAAGAAATTAAAAGAGTGGCTTGATAGTCAGGAAAAATAGGAGGTATTCTTTTGAGAACTTTATATTATGGCGATTGGGCGAATAAAAGAATGACAGAGAGACATAAACAAATTACAACTCTGTTGCCCTTAAATTCAGTGGACTTGGTGGGAATGTACAGAGATTATGAAACATTTTACGCACACTTATTATCTACTGAAAGATTATGCGATTTAGAAGATCTACTTACCTTAAGAGAGGTTGAAGATTGGGCTGAAGAAGATGGCCCTTGTATCTGGTGGAGTAAGGCTCAGGTAGAAAATGGACTGCCGTTTGAAGAACCCTTTTACATTGGGTCACCACTATCTACAGATTTCCCTACAGATGCGTATTACTTTATTGGGATAATGGTCTTCCCTAACAAGAATAAGTAAAGCGTTATAAGCCTTAATTATATATTGTTATATATAAATAAGTTTTTGCAAAGTTGAAGTGGCTGTCAACTAATGGTTGATTACCAATAAAAGATATATTAAGGAGTAGAAAAAAATGAATAATGTTGTTATAGTTGGAA